CATTGTAATACATATTATAAGGCAAATTGTGTAATACAGATTTATATAATAGCGTGTTTGGAAGAAGAAGATTTACTAACCTTAGTTAGAGGTTTTACAGAATCATATGCTATTGCTGAGGAATTAGTTAGGCAAGGCAGCCCAAAATTATATAGCATTGAAGAACTTAGGCCAAAATTTATTAGCACAGAAGAAACTAGTCAAAAAGCGTGTTTAGTCTCAAATAGCCCACAGTTTTGTTTCGCTAAACTGCTTCCAACACACGATTCTGTTTCTAGTGACGAGAAAGCTTTAGACAAACTATTAGCAACTATTGTTCCTCCTCCGAGACCAAATAGTCCTCGTCCAAGACCTATTAGTATTCAACCACTTAGTGTTGAGTCGATTATAGCTTCACTATTAGATAGTAGTAAAAAAAAAGATACTAAAGAAAAGAAGAAAAACGTTGGTAGAATGGAACATTATTATGAAGCCATGAACCATAATACATTTGCTAAAGTCGACAAACAAAATGTTGTAGAAAGTTTAAGTGACTTTAAAGGTACTCCATTAACTAAACCTCTATATGATACTCACATATTTATGTATAATGCTAAAGTATTTAAGATTAAAACGTTTAAAGATGCGTTCATAGAATTTACTGAAGTTCATACTAAAAATATTAGTAAGAATATTAGTGGAACAGTTCAAGAAAGAGATAAAAAATTAGAACAAAAATATAGAGCACTCAACAAAAATAAGTTGTATAGCCAATTACTAAAAGCATTATATAAATTTAATGTTAAATATGATATTATTGATGATGATTTATATTCTGACAATGGTGTTATTATTCCTAATGAACTTGATATTTTACCTAATACTAATGAAATCAACTTGGCACTACCATTTAATATTTCAACAACTAGTGAGCATCTTCCAACTAATATAGCTGAAATAATATATACACAATTATTAAGATTAATAGCACTAGAAAAAGCAAAAAAATTAGGAAAGGGTCGTAAAACATTACGTAATAAAGGAAAAAAGGGAAAAAAAGATAAAAAACTAAAAAGCCAGAAAAAACCAAAAAAAATAATACACTAATAACCTAATAACCTAATAACCTAATAACCTAATAACCTAATAACCTAATAACCTAATAACCTAATAACCTAAGAACCTAAGAAGCTAACAAGCTAAGAATCTAAGAAACTTGGAAATAAGTTTTATTACTCAAGCATAACTGTTTTTTGACACCTAGGAAGTTTAACCTTAGTAAGCTTTTCAATACTAGCAATTTGCGCATTACTAGGTGCTTCTTTATTTGCTTCCCATCGCGCCAACATTTGTGGAGCGACTCCAATAAGCGCAGCAAATTGCTTTTGATTTTTTAATTGAGTTAATCTGGCCTGAGATATTAATTGTCCAAGCTGTTTAGGAGCCTCATTAACTATAGTTTCAGGAACATGTTGTTTCTTAAAAACCACTTTTTTAGCATTGTTATTTGGTATAGCACTAGTAAATTTAACGCTATTCCAATCTTGGTGGTGAATCATATTTTTACGTTATAAAATATATAATATAACATAAAAACAATTCAATTTTATAATATATATTTTATATTTTATAATATTAATATATACAACCAATATGGCAAGTAGATATGCAAAGATGACACAAACAATAATTTTTATTATATTTGCGGTAGTACTAAGTATAATAATTTTAAGCTACTTTAATATTAATATGACATCAAACGAGCCGTCAAAATTAAACAGATTTGCTGTTTATGAAGGACTTAAGAATAAAGAAGGGCAAGAGAATATAAAAAAGGAAGGTAAAAATAGAGCTAATCTACTTATACCTTAAACTATAAACTTTAAACTATTTATTATTTTTAAAAATTGAAATATAAAACTATTATATTTAAATACTATAATATAATAGTTTACTATGATTATTCCAGTAAAATGTTTCACATGCGGCAAAGTATTAGGTAATAAATATAGATATTATCAACGCGAAGTTCAAAAACGAAAAATTGATAAATCGCTTGAAGTTGACAAAGTAGTATATTTAACAAAAGATTTTATGGATAAAACACCGGAAGGCGAAGTGCTTGATTTGCTTAATTTAAAAAAAAGTTGTTGCCGAAGACATATGATTACACACGTTGATATTGAATAATATATTAAGCTACTTTTTGTATTATCTTTTCATAGTAGTCCTGCTTTTTCCTTTTTTTTCCATTTTCATCATATATAGAAATTTGTAACTGTTCTGCTATTTTTATTAAGTCATCCAGCTTATAACTTGAAAAAGCTTTTAATGGTTTTTCAATATTTTCAATATGAAAATAACTAGATAAATAACTTTGTAATTCTTCTTCGCTGATTGAACCATTTAGTAACTCAACATCAAAATTATTAAACTGCGCACTCATTTTTTCATTTGATAGTTGCAAGACTTTATAATTTTGTAAATTATAAGCTTTTTCATCATTATTACAACATAAAACACAATAACTATTATTGGAACGTAAAATTATTACATTAATTAAATGTAATATACATAAGGCATGAAATGTTTTAAAACTGATTTTTTCATTATTTGTTAAATCGTCTTCTACAAATGATTTACTTATTTTGAAGTGTTTTAAAATATTTTTTTGGCTTCGCAATTTTTCAACAATACCAAATTTAAAGTCTTTCATAACACTAAAAGAATTTAGCGTTTCTAAATTACTATCATCAAAATTATTAATTAGCTTGTAAAATAACCAAAATAATTTATCCTGAAAATTTTTATGATTAGTAATCTTAAAGGGTTCGTTGTATTTACTATATTTTTTACTATAGTCTACTTTTACTCTACTTAGCGGAATATTAGGAATGATTGACATGTTAAATTTTTTATTATAAGTTGCTAAACTCGTTAAACTCGTTAAAGGTGCTGAATTTGCTGAACTTGTTGAACTCATTAAACTTGTTGAACTCATTAAACTTGTTGAACTCATTAAACTCGTTGAACTGATTAAAGATGCCGAATTTGCCGAATTTGCTGAATTTGCGTTTAAGCCATATAACATATAGCGTTCCATATCCTCTAATTTAATAGGCGCACTTAATAGTTCTTTAGTGCATAACATTACTTACAATATTACTAGTGTTATCTTTATTATCTTTAAAATATATTGTTTCCAAATCCTTTTTCAATTTTTCATCTTTATTAATATCTGTTTCTTGTTTCTTAACAAAATTAATATAGCTTACTATAGAGTTATATGTAGTGATTGATATTTTGTTAAGATTTACAAAAATGCCATTATTATTTTCATTTAAATATATATTGCTTAACTTTAATATTTTAGCTATTTCAATATGATGTATTTTATCAAGAGGTTCAATAGTTTTACATAGTTTATCTAATTCATTGGGGTGTATATTATTTTCTTCGAGAGAATCCATTTCTAATAGTATGTCTTTAAATAGCTTTAAATAGTATTAAAAAAGGTACATAATTTTATAATTTATAATTTATATTTTATCTATATAACTTATAAATTTATATGTGTTGGAATGAAGCAGTATCATTAAATACTTTTTTATTTAGTTTATTTGGAATAAGTTTTGCTTATTTTAATAATGTAATCAATGGTTATGAGTATTTATTTTATTATTCGTTTATTTCAATACAATTAGTAGAATATTTTACTTGGAAACATTTGAATAATAAAAAAATAAATAGATTGCTATCACAGTTAGGTCTATTTTTAATAAGTATGCAACCAATTATGTTTATATTATCAGTGAACAATGTTGAATATATAAAAAAATTACAACTTATTTCAGTATTTAGCATTTTTTGGTTGTTTACTCTTTTTTATTTTTCAATCGATTTTTCGATGACAAAAGCGCCCAACGGCCATTTGGCATGGCATTGGTTAAACGTGCCACCACTATATATTTTTATATGGTTAACATTTTTCTTAGTAATATTATTATATATTAAAAAATATATTCTATTTGCTATACATTTAATAGTTTTTCTTGCTATTTATTATACTTATTACAAAACTAAAACATGGGGGTCTTTATGGTGTTGGATAGCAAATATAATGGCTGTATTTTTAATAGTTCGAACATTTTTTAAATCAAGCATACCAAATTATTTAGTAATTAATGAGACAGTTTAAAACTAAGCCATATTTTTTTTAACTTTTTGACCATTTTTTTTTGTTTTTAACTTAATTTTAGTTTCCCCACCAGTTTGCTCTAAAGCAGAATCCAGTGTGTCTTCAACTTCTAATCCATAATCACCTTCTAGCTCTTTTTTTAGTGTCCCATAGTTATTAATAGCAATTAATTCAGCAATTACACTAATAAATTTATCATTTAATTCATAACGCTGTCCTAATACTCTAACTTGTAACATATCATTTTCTTTAATTTGCGAAAACATTTCATTATTATAATGATGGTCACGTGCTATAAAAATAATATATGGACTAATATTATCATCTGTTACTAGTTCAGCGCGCACACCAACTTTTGTAATAGATTTTGCCTCACAATTTAATATCATAGACTCTACTGGATTTGTAATCAAACACTCAAATACGCATTCAAACACTAATTTATTTGAAAATAATTCTCCACCTGAATATGTTAACAATTTCACACTATTATTTTTAACATAACCATCTTTAATACATTTTCCTTCATTAAATTGTTTTAATCTAACCTCTAATGTGTTAAATAAATCAGAATTTACCTCATTATAATTTAAGACAATTTTTTGCGTCAATAATGAACTAATATATATATGTAAATTTGTGCTAGAATTTTTACTAGTCAAAGTTTTGTCTTTATTCTGTTTTAACGAATATTTTTTATTTACTGATTTAGACATATTGGTATATAATAAGATTTTTATATTTAATATTTATTCAATTATATATATTAATATTAAATTTTTATATATACAAAATAAATTAGCTAAAGTTGTTAATTAAAGATTGAACTAAGTTGAAAAACCAACGTTTGTCGTCTTTTTTTATTAAATCATAATATCTAAAATAGATTTCCAAAGCATTACAAAAAGCAATTTGATTATATTTTTTTAATTTTTCAATAATACTATTAGAAACTCCAATAGCAACAAATATTTTTTCACTATGCGCTTTTCCTGCTTGACTACAACGAGCACCTTTATTTGTGCCGCTTTTTATTTTAAAATATGTAATATATTCTTGTTTGTTTTTTTCTGCCAACGCCAAAAACCCGAGAGATTGCGCAATATTTGATGGAGCAACCTTTTTCCTAGTAATAGTTTCAGCAAAATCATCATAGTCTTCGGATTGTCCTAATGTTAATAGCATATTAGAACCACTAATATGAGGAACCTTACTTTTTGTTATTATGTATAATGTATAATTTTTAAACTCGCTTTTTTGTGGTACTATTAGTGCTCGCAATTTACCATCACTAGACATTATAAAATGTTCCTCATAATAACGTGCTAATTCGCTTTCAAATTTTGAAAGTCCCTTTAAATCATAACCATTATTTAATAAATAATTCACTAATAAAGTAGTTTTTTCAATATTCAAATCTTCTAGTAAAATAGCAATTGCTAATGTTTGTATAGTATGTGAGTCTAAAACTGATTCTTCTGCTAATAGTTTAATAATTGAGCCATAATGTATATATTTATTATCATCTGTTGATTGATTAGTTTGTATGTTAGTAATATAATTATAATTTATTTCCAGTTCAATAATCATAGATTTTACATTATCAATAAGCTGTATTGATAAATAATCATCATCAAACAACGCAAAATTTATTTTTGTTTTTTCAACTTTTGTTTTTACAGGCTCAACATCATCGACCTTTAAAGGCTTTTCAACTTCCGCTTTGTCTACATATACTGTTTTTGTTTTATCATCAAATACATCAAATGTTTCAGGAAGAGCAAATGCTATTCCGTCGGGCTTAGTCAGTATTGGATTAGACCTTTCAAAAATAGTAGCATCATTATTTAATTGTGACGGTTGAAAAATATAAAGATTTTCAACATTTATTAATTTCCCTAATGTATTATATTTATCTGTTATATAGCTATTTTCATTATTTACTAACTGATCCAAAGCATTATTTATATGATTTGTTGAATAATTATTAAAACTAGTTAAATAACTAATAATATATTCTTTAGTACAAAAATATTTCTCTTTAAATAAATCTCTAATAAGTTTCACTATTGCTTCATTGTTGGTTTGTAAAAAAAATTCATTATAAGAAGAATTATTTTCTTCTATGTCCCCTGTTAATCCCATTTTTGTTTTATAGTCTTCTAATTCTGGCTTACATTTATAACTACATTCAGCCATATAATCACATAATGGACTATATGATTTATCACCGATGCTATAACTAATTGAAGCATTATTTGAAAGTGTTAGTGTTAATTTTTTATTAAGTAGTTTTTCATCAAATTTTTGTTGCTCGTAATTTAGCATACAATCAATAGAATGTTCTTTCAATATTCGGCTAATAACACCAATAACTTTTGCTTTTGCTTCTGCTTTTCTATAAATTAGTAAATCGACTGACTCATTATTATTATGCAACAATGTGCCATGCATAAATATTTGGACGTTTCGTTCGCTTAGTGGCATATTTTTATGACTACATGTTCTTATTGCTCGTCCAATAATTTGCTCTATTCTATTTATATTAAACCAAGGTTCTAAAATATGTACTTGCCTAATAAATTTTAAGTCAATACCTTCACTTCCTGCGGCCGAAAGGAGAATAACCTTAACATTTTTACCATCACTATTATTTGAGTCTGTTGCTGCCTTTAAATCACCAACAACATCAGGAGATAAATTCTCATTTCCACTAATAATAATATATTTAGCACCATGAAATTTAGAACCAGCGCCTAATTCAGACTTTTTCTTATAACTAGCTATATCTAATTCTTCGCTTTGAGGTGTTAAAAAAAGTGATCTATTAGTTCCATATCTTGTAAATCCAATAGACTCTAATGTTAAGGCAATTGGAATCAATCCAGCATCAATAAATTGCGAATACACAATAATAGGCCCATTGCTATTAATAATAGAGTCTATTATTGATTTAATTTTGTAACTATATTTACCAATGCTATTAATATCAAAAATATTGGGACTGGCGCTAGCTCTATAACTATAGTTGTGCCTTGATTTGGGCGCATAACTTTCTTGATAGCTCATAAGATTATTAATGCCTGCTTTACCAATTATCTCTTTAATAGGAAACAAAGTATTTATTTCTTCCAAGTTAAGTGTTTCTAATAATTGTGTAATATTATGTTCATTATAAGCCAATTTTTCTTCAAAATACGATTCTAATTTGCTATTTGGAAATACAATATTTAATGCTTCTAATGGTTTTTGTAATAATGTATAACCAAAGGAGTCCATATTATTTAGTTTGTCTTCATCAAATTTTGACATATTATTTTTTAGTATAATATTATATACAAATTCTTGATATGGAGAAATGCCTTCATTTATATATATATCAAACAGTTCTATTGATTGTGTTAATGGAGTACCATTAATTTTAAATTGCGGATAAGTCTTTGTTTTTATACTATTAGATGGAGCAAAATCATTTGGTAAAATTCTAAAAGGAAAACTTAAAGGATTATCTCCTTTTACATAACTAATGTATCCATTTATTTTTCGCTTAAACAATTGTAATCCTACTTCTTCGCCTTTGCTATTTACTAAAAAAGAACCATCGCTATTAAATATATCTTTAATATCCACAATGCTACGCCTATCGTTCATATTTAATATATTAATCAAAAAAATGATCTCTTTATAATCATTAAACATGGGTGTTGCTGATAGAAATAATAATTTTAAATTATTAACATTTTTAACAAGTTTGAGTAATTCGTTTGAAACCAGTTTATTAGTATTGTCTTTAGATTGTCTTATATTATGAAATTCATCAATTATTATTAATCTATTGTCAAAAAATTTCTGTAATCGTTCTGTCATCTTCTTTTTTTGTGTGTTGTCTAACGGATCATTGAGATTACTAGGATTTAAAGGATTAGATTTCTTTATTATGAGATTAGCAAACTGTGTATAGCCCATAAATAAATAATAATTATTTATTATATTTGTCATAATTTTTATTACTTTCTCTCGTGTTAAATTTTTATGTGTGCTATTAATCTCAT